TATACCGATACGATTCTGTAAATATTGCATCGTAATATCGAAAATTAAACGCCGCACAAAGAATATTATTTAACAATACCTGACCGGCATAAATTGGATAACTAAAATCAATGTTTGGAAACATTCCGTCTAGGCCGTCTGACAATTTAGATGTTGTTGAACCAACCAACGCATAAATCCCGTAGTCGTTTAAAAACAACACAGACCGAAAATAAGGAAAAATAGCGTAAGGGCGTTTGCTGCCTACTGAAGCAGAGACGTTGGTGTTTGTAAAAATGGTGATGCCGTTGGTGTCCACCCGAACGTCAGAAAACACGTTGATTGAGTCATCACCAAAAATGTACAAAAAGTTATTCGCGGCAAGAATCTGTTGAATGTTGCCATGCAATGTTGAGTCTGTTAGAACAAAAGAGCCAGCTGACACACTTGTGAAGTCTGAGTAGCTTCCAGCCGCAGAATAATAAATAGTCCTACCGGCAGCAATAAAAACGCGACCGCTAAAAGAAGCAATCCCGCAATTAAGGTCGCTGTTAACAATCCCTTTAAGAACAGCACCTGAACCTCCTCCACCGCTCACTGTGACAACCAAGTTGGCAGCATTGGTGTAGCCCGACCCTGGGTTGGTCATCACAACTGTAAATACTGCGCCACCTTTTAATACTGCCGTGCCAGCAGCACTTGACCCACCACCGCCACTAAAACTAACAACGGTGTTTGCAGAATTTGTATATCCAGTGCCGCCAGAGATGACAACTGCGGAAGCTGTCCCATACTTAAAAGTAACAACTCCTGCAATAGCAGTTGCGTTTGCGCCACCACCACCAGAGATAGTCACGGATGGGGGCGGTGTCGAATATCCTGTTCCTGCGTTTTGCAAAGAAACTAAGACAACAGTGTTTGCTAAAACTGAAGCTGTAGCGTTAGCTTGAACGCCATTAGCGTCCGTAGGAGCACCGATCACCACGGTAGGGTTACCTGTGTAGCCAGTGCCGCCGTTGGTGACTGCAATGATGCCTACAGAGCCTACAGATACAACGTTGTTTCCATCCCAAGTGTAGTAACCCTTGAGCGGATCAAGAATTAGCATCCGTTCATTTTTCCACTGGCTTGTCTTAATGTCAGCATTAGAAAATGTACCAGTGACTGCTACGTTGCCTTTAGCTTTAGTGGTTAAGTTGTAATACTCGGCACGACCATCTGCTTGAAACGCAATAACAAAATCTGTAACGTCAATGTTGCAAGACGTTAAGTGAGTGACTGTATTTGCCCAAACAATTGCATTTCCTGCGCCATTTTTAGAAGTGATGGCATTAGGAATAATTTTTAAATTTCCATTTCCAATTGGTTGTGCGTTTTCAACCCAAGAAAACTCTTCTTCTTCAATCGCTGTACGGTTAGCCTTAGTGTTAAGCCCTCTAAATTGCTTAACAACTTTGTAACTTTTTTTCTGCTCTGCCGCGGCCATGATTAATACGGGCTGCTGTAAGGAGACGGAATCCTGCGAGTAAACACAGAATTCAAGATACTTGTGGCTTGCTTGATATATTCTTGTTTATAAATCTCGGCTTCGCCAAAAGACTGTTCGTAATACTTAGCCAAGTAGGCTGCATAAAACTTTGGTGCGCTTGTGTACGGGTCTTGAATTGAGTCTGCAACTGTTGGCGCGGCCAATACAAGATCGGTCGGCAAAACCACTGTGTCAATCTCAAGTTGATAGACTTGATCTGGGATTGGCCCAATATAAATTGTGTTTTGCCCATAGATTGAAAACGCAGCAGGACGGCCAATTGAATTCTGCCAAAACCGCAACCTGGCGTTAAAGTCACTCCACGACAAGTAATCTAACGGCACTCGCGAGTTACCCCAGTACAAGTTGACATTTAAAATATCAAGCGTGTTTGCACCTTGCGGCAACGTTGAATAAGGAATCTTTTCAACGTCACCTACATACGTTAATCCACAAGTCCCATCTGTAAATTGGGTGCTCGGTGGATAGTTTGTGTTGCCAGAAGGATAGGCCGGTGCTGTTGACCCGCTTGTGCCGGCAGTTGTGACTTGATAAATAAAAATATTGCTAAACACAAACTGGCCTAGCGTGTAGACAGTGTTTGCAGTCCAAACTAAAGGGTTTGTTGCGGTCACGCCGTTAAGTGGATTGGCCACTGGTGCGGGAGATTGGATAACTTGGATAATGCGCAGACAGCCCGTATCTCTGACCGTGCGTTGACGGGCAGAATTGATGTAGTCTGTTAGCTGCTGATCCGTGTAAAAATTTGCATTGGCATCATGCAGCAAACGTCTAACTTCGGTGATGTATCCCGATAAGTTTTGCGACATTTACTTTCCATAATCTTTAAGCTACTGACAGGACTTTTCCCCCGCGAGGCTTTACAACCTCTAGGGGTACTCGTTCCACGATCGGGGATAAGGAATCGTTCTTTTTAGGCGGCTGGTCAGAAAACTTCCATTTGGACATCCGGTCAATGCCTTCATCCAAATCATTAGCAGTTTTAATCCAACCAAGCCGCGCCAAATACGGTTCTTTGTTTGCATCTCCATAACCAAAAACGTGTTTGGCAACTTCAATCGGCACTTCTACCGTTTCGCCTTTGCCAAAAGTATAGAATTGACCGGCATAACCGTCTTTCAATACTTTGTCACAATGATTGGTTACAAAAATGTTAATCATTAGAATCCCACTACTTGTCCAAAAACGCAAATGTCAACGGTGTTAGCGTTGCCAGAAGCGGTGTTCACATTTACAAACAACGCAGAAGATGTGTTTCCTGATACAGCGGTGTTGGCACCAAAAGCACCAGCAATCGTTAAATCTTGAAACCTATTGACTGCGCTAACCGTAGACAACACCACGTTTGCAACAACAGCATTAGAAATATTGCCATCGCTACTTGTGGTAATTGATACGTTGGCAGATGCAATACTGCCAGTTGGATTTTGAACAGTAATGCGCCGAATAATAACGCTGCCTGAAGTTGCTGCGTTACCACTGTTAGTTAAACCACCACGCAACAGAGGCTACGTAACAACAGCATTTCCAGCAGTATTAAGTGCAGTAGCGCGAATTTGTGCAACCAAACCAAAACCAAAGCTGTCTAGGGTTAGTTGACCTACTGAATCTGGATTTGCCATTTTGTTTCCTTAACTGTTGTAAGTACCGGAGGCAGCCTGACCACCATTGACAGTAGCCAAAGTCACTGTAGTGTTAGTTGCAACAATCACGTTTGCACGGACGTTTACACCGTCAGAAATCAACACGCCGCCAGCATTGTTGGCAATAAGGGTTGACCAAGTTGATGGAGTCGCACAAGCGGTATTGGTGTTGTAAGCCGACACCGCTTCAATTGTGACGTTTGCTGTAGGAAACAACAGATATGTTCCTGCGGGAACCAACGTAGTAGCGTTGTTTGCAGAAAGTGTAGTCAGTTGCCAATAAGCACCGGGGGTATTGGTGCTTGCACTTGCGAGGACAATCTTGTTTAGACCGAGAGCCATGACTATTTCTCCTTAGATAGAAATTGAGTTATAGCCAGAAACACGGGTCATCGACTTGGGCTTGGTAGAAACCAATTCCGCAATCATCAACACCGCACCAACGTAACCAATCTGCCAGTTAGGCAAAGTTGATTCAAAGCCGGTGAACACAAACGAACCTTGTTCGTGAATGTACAGGTTGAGATAATTGCTGTTGATGAAATAAACGATACCTTCAGGGCAATAAGGATCGGGATAGATCGGCACACCGGCAACCATCAAAGCGCGGAAAGCCGCTTGTGGGCCGTTACCATCACCATCAAATGCACTGCCTGGGGTAATAACGTATTGTTCCTGACCAACGTAGTCTTGAGCCAACAATGTCCAAGTACCAAAACCGCAAACACCAAAGGTAGGCACTTCTGCGCCGTTCTTCACGGTGCCTGAAATGTACTGAAGGATGTTTTGACGGGTTGGGTTCACGTTACCGGCTGCATAAACCTTAGACTTCCACCAAGTGTAAGTCGTGCGGTTGATGTTCCCGTAGGTGGTCATATTGGTGCCGTCATCAATTGCGCCTGGCAGACCAATAAACTGTTGGGTGTTGGTGTAGTTGTTGTACAAGGCCGTGGCCATTGCATCCATCATCACGTTAGTCGCGTCATTCATACGCGCTTCGATCAGAGGAATAATTGCGTAGTCTTGTTGAACAGCACCTTCCATACCGAGGAATGGCACTGGAGCAATCATCAGCTTGAGGTTGAACTCAGCGTTAAATGCACCTTGCTGAACTGATGGCTGGTTAAATGAACCAGAGTAATCAGACCATTGTGCGTTAACAAACTGTGCGCCCTGAACTGGGACTGTGACTTGGCTCACACCACCTGATGCTTGCTGACTGTTTGCAATCAGAGCTGCCATAAGGGGGGTTGAGTTATAAAGCTGCACCACAAGCTTGGGGATAAATGCCCGTCTTGTGACATAGGTAAGCTCGTTGTATTGTGAGCTACCTGATGCTGGTAAAATTCCGCCGCCTATAGGCATAGCAGGCTCCTTTGATTGTTACGGCAAAACGCCGAATAAAAATTTATCCCCAACATTAAACATTAAAGACCAATAGGTCTGCGACCTTGGTTTCTAATTTCTTGCAAAGCAGTAGCCGCTTCATTTCGCGCAGCACCTTGAGGATTCTTCCAATACTTTGACAAGTCAAACTTGTTAATCATATTAGGGTTGTATCCTGTTGGAGTCGGCGTTGCTGCTTGCTTCATCCATTCCCAGTGTTGCGCCGCGGTGTCGTGGCTAGTAATACCCTGCTCAAGCATAATCTTTTCAATGGCTTGAACGTCATCGTCTGTTTGTGCAATGCCGCTGTCTTTCAACGCACGGCGTTTGCGATCAAGTTGCTCGCGGATTTCTTTCTCATGCAGCTTGTTTTCCAATTGCATGACCCGCTTTTCAGCAGCGTTAACCTTGCTCTCTGTGTAATCCTCAAGTTGTAACTCTGGGATCACCATGTCAGGGTTGATGCGCTGCGTCATACGCAAAAACTCTTTGCGCGTAGCAGGGTTATCCGCAAGACTCTTGGCTAAATTTGCCAATTCATCGCGCTGTTCAAACGATACGTTTTCTAAGCTCATTTTTATCCCCTAATTAATTAGATGACTTTCTTGGTATCGCCAGGGCGAGACAAGTTCATCATGTTTTTGTACCCTGCTTTCACAGAGCCAGTCAGGCCACCGAATTGCGAATAACGGGGAGTGTTAACAATCTGCCCGTTCTTCTGGTTATTATCGGTTGGGTTGCGTGGAGCCGAGGCACCGCGTGGCTTAAATAAATCCATTTTGATTCCTTTACATTGGTGGCGGCATACCGCCGCCTGGTGGGGGAGGCATACCTGGGGGCATACCGCCTGGAGGTGGAGGCATACCGCCACCCGCACCTGGAGGAGGAGGTGGAGGTGCACCTGGTGGTGTCATGCCTGGTACTGGGGGAGCCGCCGACATTGCTTTGGCTTCGGGAGATGCACCGCCAGCCTGTGGCAATGATTGCAACAATTGCAAAATTTCTGACTGCTGCAATTCGTTGGTTTTGCCTTTACGCTGACCAAGAATGCTAGAGGCAGTACGAATGGCCGCAAGGACTTTTTGTCCTTCAGGAGATTCACTACCTAGAGCCGGCAGACTTTGCTCAAGCAAGTCCATTGCCATGCCCACATTAATTAATGCGGCTTCGCGGTTGCCCATCTTAGGTTCTGGCGTTGACATAGGTGCTGCCATTGGAGGCGCACTTGGTTCTGACATCCCACTTTGACCTTCCGGAGTCGGAGGTAACCCGCCTGGTGTAGCAGAATCCTTCTGACTTTTCATTAACGCCATCAACTGATCTGGTGGGACAGCCATGTCAAATTCCTAAGTAATTTTCGACAGAATAATCCTCTGTACGCGTTTGTCAAGAGGAGGAGTAATTTTTTTGGTTCCCGACCCTCGGCAGGACTTATCGGCTACACGATAATCTTAGGGTTTAACCCCTAAAATTACTTGCGT